TTATTATAGAAGATGCTACTGCTAGAACATCAAATAATTATACATTAACATTTAAAACTGTATCAGGGACCGGGGTAGCAATACCAGTGGGCTCTAAGTCTTTATTGTATTCAGATGGTACAAATATAAACAAAGGTTTAATCAATAAAGGTTATTACACTGTACCTGGAGCATATCAGGCTGTAGATGGTGACCAGTTATTAGTAAACACAGGGTCTGGTGGTATTAATAGTTCTGTAACAATCACACTACCTGCATCACCTGCTATAGGAAATGAGGTTCATTTTATAGATAGCGGAAACTTCTTTGCATCAAATAATCTTACCATTGCTAGAAATGGTTCAAACATATTAGGATCCGCTTCTAATTTAGTTGTAAACACAAATAGTTCAGCTTTTACTTTAGTATTTGTAAATTCAACGAGAGGCTGGATCTACAAAGATAAAATATAGGACTAACAGATGTTAGTTGAATACGCATTCTTACCAGGAATTGACAAGCAATCTTCTGATGCTGGAGCAGAGAATCGTTGGGTTGATTCTGACAATGTCAGATTTAGATATGGTCTACCAGAAAAAGTAGGTGGATGGTCATCACTTGTAACAAGTACGATGGTTGGAGTTGCAAGGGCTATGCATGCTTTTACAGATCTATCTGGTAATAGATATGTTGCAATCGGAACAGATAAATTTTTACTTATATATTTTGAAGGACAACTTTACGATGTAACACCACTTAAGACTACATTGACATCAGCCACTATTGCAACAACTAATGGTTCACCAACTTGTACGATTACAAAAGCTGCACATGGGTTATCTGTTGGAGATATAGTTCAATTAGATTCTGTAACACTACCAGGTGGTACAGGTTTTACTAACACACAATTTGAAGATAAAAACTTTCAAGTTATATCTGCACCAACAACAAGCACGTTTACAATTAATCAAGTTAGTAATGCTAGTGGCACTGTATCAACAGGTGGTAGTTTAAGTCTTAAACCTTACGAACCAGTTGGACCAAGAGCGCAAACGTATGGTTATGGTTGGGGTGTAGCTAGCTATGGTAATGGCAACTGGGGTGAAGCAGCAGCTGCATCGGATGTTGCACTAGAACCAGGGCTATGGTCTTTAGATAATTTTGGTCAAGTACTAATTGCAACAATTGCAAACGGTAAAACATTTACATGGAACGGTGGAGCAGCAACACCGCTTACAAACAGAGCATCTACATCAACAAGTAATTTTCAAACTACAAACAATCCAACATCAAGTAGAGTTACATTAGTGTCACCAACAACAAGACACTTAATTCATCTTGCAACAGAGACAACTATTGGAAATACAACAACACAAGATGATATGTTTATAAGATTTTCTGACCAAGAAGGCATTAATATTTATGCACCATCTGCAACAAATACAGCAGGCACACAAAGACTACAAGATGGTACAAAAATTATGGGAGCATTAAAAGCTAAGGAGACAATCTTGATATGGACCGACAATGCTTTATACACAATGAAGTTTGTCGGTGCACCATTTACATTTGGCTTTGAACAAGTAGGTACAAACTGTGGATTAATAGGTAAGAACGCTGCGGTTGAGATAGATGGTATTGCATACTGGATGTCACCTAAAGGTTTTTTTGCATTTGATGGTACAGTAAAATCTTTACCATGTAGTGTAGAGGATCATGTATTTGAAAATATCGACACAACAAAAGGCCAACAAATAACAGCAGGTCTTAATAATTTATTTACAGAAATTGTTTGGTACTACCCATCTGCAAATTCAGAGTATAATGATAAATATGTTGTGCTTAATTTTGGTGAAACAGCTCTAGTAAAAATACCTGGTGGTGTATGGTACACAGGAACAGAAGCTAGAACATCATGGATTGATGCAACAATATATCCAAAACCTTTTGCAACTAAATACGATTCTACAGCTACAGGTACTTTTCCTGCAATAGTTGGTGAGTCTGGTTTAGGTCAAACAACA